GCATGCTGTAAGATAACAGGAAGAAATATCATCTAAAAATTTCCGTACATCATCTATTAGAACTGGCACGCCATTACTATCAATAAAAACTACATCAATTGTATTGCCAAGATCAACTACAGTTTTAACATAACTAATTAACTCTATTGTAATTTGAAATGTGCTACCATTAATATAAAATATTAACTGTTGCTTAAATTCTTCTTGTATTATTCTTTTTTGATTCGAAAGCGTGGCCATATAATTGGCAGTTTCGAACGCTTTTTCAATTCTTTCGTCCATAGATAAACTCCGTAATGTATATAATACACTACAGTAATTAGCTTGTCAAGAGATTAGATATTATAAAGCTGAGTTTACGTAAGTTGGGGTACCAACTGATACGTTTGAACCAGTAGGTGTTATTATCTGCGAGACGCTAGATAAAGTTCCACTGGCAGCTTCCAGCACATTACCGCCGGCTGTGTAACTCCAAGTTGGAGTAAAAATAATTTGCGCATTGGTGGCGCCAAATCTTGCATATAAATCGTATTGATTAGGACTATAAGTTGGAGTGTATGCTGGATCTACTAGTTTGGTAAACATTAATTGATTGCTTGTTGTAAGATCAAAAAATCCTTTAGCTTGTGGAGTGCCCGATCCGGTGTTAGTAGTAGCATGCGCCCCAAAAGTAATTGTTCCCATGTTTGCTAACAAAGTTGCCCACGACTCGTTTACTGTTCGCGACCCATCAGTTGTATAGTTTGAAAAACTAGCACTAAATTTTACTAGTCCGCCGGCATTAAAAAATGCTCTAGCATTATTAATTGCAGATACTACTGTTGAACCGCTGGTATATCCTGGAAAATTTAATGTTAGTGTATAACTAACTGTACTTGCCCAAGGGTTTGTTCGAGTTACAGTTGGAACTGTAGTTAATGAATATTGAGATGCTGGGGGTGTAACTAGTCTATTAGTAAGAATAGTATCTGCAAACGTGTTATAAGCAGACCTGTCTGCTTCCTTGATAGTGGTGCTACTAGTTGGTAATGCTAGTTGGCCACTTTGATCTGAGCCTGTTTGGTGTTGTCTTGCTAATAATAAATCAGTACGAAGATTATTCCATTGATTAACTGTAATTTTGGTGTTAAGATTGTTAACTTGACTGCTTAATACTTGTTGACAATAGCCGTAATCTGACGATCCTGTTCCAAGAACTAATGCGATTTTTGCTTGAATTGTGTTGTAATCGTTTGCTACAATTAAATTACCTTGGCCGGCCATACATTTACCTTTAGTTGATGTTATTTATAGTACGATTACTTCGATAGTGCCAATTTCTGAACTGCCATCGAAGTTTTCTAGCGCAATTCCGAATGGGTAAAGTGTCGGAGCACTGACATCATTGTTTATAGACATACCTACGCCGCCGTTTGTAGCAACTAATTGATCACCTTTATTAATAGTACCAGTAACTTTACATGGAACTCGTCCCTTGAGGGCAATATATGTTCCTCCGGCTAATTCGCTATTCATCATATAAGCTGGGTTTGTTGATACTACTCCAACTGCTCTATCACCCCAGACTGTTGCTCGAACTTCTGCAGAGCCGCCAACAGCTACTACAGTGCCTGCTTCTAATTCAACATCTGTTAAATATTTTTCTGCCAAGTCAGCATAATTAGCACTTGTAGCAGTTCCTTGGAACAAATTAGCGTTTAAGTTGCCGTTACTGTCTCGAACTGCAATGGTATTAATGGCACTGGCTATACTTGCACTTCTATATGTTCCACTAACACTCAAAGCGTCAGCTTGTTGTGCTGTACCATATACATAGTTAGCATAAAGATTGTTCCACTGTAATGTTGAAGATCCAATATTGTTGGTTAAATTTGTGCCTGGCAACATGTCTGCGCCCACTAAATTCAATGGATTTTTAGTAACAGCGTTGACTGTTGTTTGGAATGTAAGTGTATCGCCTACTTGATTAATAAAAGTAGGTGTTGTAGCGGCATTATTGTAAATTTTCAACTTAGCTGGAGTAGCTCCAACCGTAAAACCTGCATCACTAAACTGAACTAGACTTGAGAATATTGCGTTTCCAGTTTGGATAAAACTACTAGCACTTAGTCCACCCAGGCGATCTGAGTTGGTACTTGTTCCCCAAAATCTATGATTACTAGTAGTTTGGCCAGGTAGAGAATCGTTATTTGAATAAACTAGGGTAACACCCTGGTGTATTTTTGTAAATCCTGTAATAGCATTAGCTGAAGAATTTAATGTAAATTCAGCATCTGAACTAATCGTGAATATAACATTGCCACTATCAATAGCTTTGATAATAGTATGGGCGCCACCATTAGAATCTAACACACTTGCTGTTTTTAATTCAGTAGTATTTGCGCCTGCAGAACCTTGCGGACCTACTAGTGTAAATCCAGAGCCGTTATAAGAGTAAAGTTGTTGATTAGCGGTATCCCACCAGAAATCACCAGTAGTTAACCCAGTTGGTTGAGTAGCCGATATCTCTGCACCACCTGCAATTCTAAATTTACCATTAACATCGTAAAATTTTAACTTGTTTGTGTTACTATCAAACCATAGTTGACCGCTTACAGGGCGAGGAGGTTGGGTGGAGCCGGCAAAATTTTCTAGCAAATATACAAAATTTTCGTTCTGTACAGCTCCGTATCCTGCGTAATTCTTACCAATTAATTTAAGATCTAGTGTAGAATCAATGGTTCCATCAGCAATTACTGATACTTGAGTTCCATTAAATCTGTTTATAGTATATGACATGTCGCCCGTTCCTTATTCTAGTGTATTTATTCTATTTTGCATCACAATTGAGTCTGATATGCCCATGTGCCAGCTAATAACTGGAACTGCCTAACTGTAGTAGTGCCGCCATCAGTACAAACAACCCTTGCAATAGTGTTGTCAGGATGCTCGCCTCCCGGAAATACTTTACTTAGATAGTTACCTGCAATTTGTGGGTTTGTTAGTCCGGTTGTTGTTAAACTTATTGCTAAAGGTGCCTTAGCAATAGCAGTATCTACGTAAGATTTATTTGCGGCATCTCCATTAGCTGTAGGAGTGGCTAGGTTAGTTATCTTAAAATTTCCAATATCTACGCTACCCGATCCCTTTGGAACTAGATAAATGGTACCATTAGTCTGACTGCTATTTGTATAGGCTATTGTTGATTCAGTACCAGTGCCGCCAAGTGTCATGTAACTGACACCTACTCCTGCTAAAGTTCCAACACTGACTAATCCCGGAGCACTGGTAACTGTTGTACCTAATTGAGTTTGGCTTAGGACGCTAAATCCTCCAACTTTAAACGATTTGCCAGCAGTCAAGTTAATATTTTCACTGCTGTTGAAACTTAAATTACTTAAATTCCATAAAAATTGTTTGTCAGTATCGTTGCCGCCAGCAATTGTAAAGCCGCCGCCGTCTGCTGTAGTGTTACTGGGCGTAGTTACTTTGCCTAATGTAATAAATTTGTCAGCAATATTAATTACACTTGTACTAATTGTTAAAGTGCTTCCTTTTACTGTAAGATTACCACCGACTGTAACATCTCCATTAACATCTAGTGTACTAGTAGGTGTGTTTGTGTAAATTCCAACATACTTATTAGCAGTATTAATAAACACGCTATTTTGAAGACCGCTATTATTTAAAGTGTTAATTCCAAAATTTTGATTTATTGTATTTGATTTAATCTGGAATAAAGTAGAAGTTGTATCAATTTCAGTATTTGCGCCTACACCTAATACAAGTGGTGTAGTATTTTGAATTGTAATTGTTCCAGTTGTACTAGAACTATCCGTTGTACTTAAAAAATTAGCGGCTGTTTTTCTTGACCCGTCTGGAGCTAGCAAGTAATCTGCTTGCGTAGTTGGAGTTGTAAATTTAAGGCCAGCATAAGTGCCTATATTAAATCCTGCGGTTATGCTACCGCTAAATCCGCCAATTGGTGTAGCTGGTGTAAAATTATCTTTGCTGAAAATTCCAATTAATGTTTGTGCAACATATAATAATAGAATTGTTCGGCTTATACTGTTAGTATCTAATACATCTTCTGTACTAAATCCTGTAATGCCCTGACTTGATGTGTATATTGGGCCAGCTAGTTTTGTGCTTGTTCCATCATTAAAATAAAGTTGTTGTCTATTACTATCAATCCATAAATCTCCAGCAGTTATGCCGCTAGGAGCGGTATTAGATATAATCGTGCCGCCGCTAACTTTGAATGTAATTCCATCATATACTTTTAATCGATTTTCACTAGTGTCAAACCATAACTGTCCAGTAATTGGATGTATAGGTTGAACTACATTAGAAAAATTTTCTAATAAATGTACAAAATTATTATCTATATAATTACCGTACCCGCTTGCATTTTTTCCAATTAATGTAAGGTCAGTTGTTGTTTGGTCTAATACTCCGTCTGCTACCTGCGTTAGTGTAGAGCCATCTGTTTTAGTGATCAGATATGTCATTAAATAACTCCAGTGTAAATAATATAATTAATAGTCAAGTACGGATTCATTACGTTTAGCGCATTTCCCAAAGTTGTATTTTGATCTGGAATAACTCCGCCGCTGTTTGGAAGTCCTGAACCAGTACTAAAATTAGGCAAACCGTAAGACGGAATTGCCGCTGGATCTGGAACACCACTAGGTAGTCCCGGAGCATAGTATTGAGCGGCATTACTGCTTAAATTATGTTTGTGATCAGGTAAATTTCTAGTTTGAATTGTTACTTGTTGCAATCCTGAACCTGTTCCTAATGTTTTTCCAGTAATGTCCGATACTCGGTTAGCTGATCCGCCGCCGGCATTTATTAATGTGCCGGTCCCATCGTTGCTAGGAATCTCATTTTGATTATCCATGTCATCTTTGCCTAAAGGCACTCTGCCTCGAAGATCTGGTAAGCCGAAAGTTCCCAGTCCCTGTAACGATACGGATGCTTTGTATGTGTAACCAATTACGCTGAACAGCGTGGGGTAAGCCGAGGTCAAAACTTCACTGCCATCGCATAATAAATATCCTGTAGGTACAGCACTAGCCGAGCCAGCAAATGGAAATATAATTCCTACTGGAATTTGAGGAATATGATTAAACAAAACTGACTTAGACATACTAACAAGACCTGAGTTAGATCTATAAACTAACAACTGGTCAGTTAAAAACGAATCGGTAGCCGCTGATTTAGTTGATATAAAGTCTGGGCTAATAACTGTGTTTAGAATTGCCCTGCCGTCGACAGTTTGGCCAGTGAACGCTGTTCCGCCGTCACTACTTGCAACGTCACCTGCAAGACTAAACTCTGTTGCGCTTGCTAATCGTGCGGCAGATCCACTAATATTGCCTTGTAATGTACCAGTAAACGTGCCTGTAAAATTTCCTACAAAACTACTAGCGTATATGTTTCTAAAACTAAGACTGGCACTGCCAATGTCATAAATTCCAGTCGTTACTGGCAGTAATGCTGATCCTGTCTTAGGTATACCCGTAACACCGTCTATCCAATTTAAATAAAGTTGTCCGTTAACTGTAGTGTCATCGCCTAATTTGGTACTTTTGGCAACACTTAAACCCCCCAAAGTTTGTATACTTGCTCCGCCTGGATCTCCTAACCCTGTACTGAGTGCTCCGACATCCGAAGTCCCGTTTACAAGCAATCTGCCCAACAAACTAGAGGCAGTATCATCTCCAATGTTAACTTGACCTATCACATCTAAAGTGGCCTGGGGACTTGAATTATTTTTCCCAATGCCTACTTTTAAACTGGAATCTATGTATAGTGCAGTATATGGAACATTGGACTGAGTAACACGTATACTCATACTCTTGTTACTAGAGTTATTATACAACACTCCGTTACCAACGTTATCAGTTACCAAGCTGACACTTAATGCACTACCTACAGTTATACCACCGTTGGCTCTAACGCTGATAGGAAAACTACTTACGTCGGCAATGTCTTTTCTTAAAAAATTAGTTGCTACAACTGGAGTTCCGTTATAAACTAACGAAGTAGCTTGTTGAGCAGTTCCCCATATACCCGCACTTGACCCGGTCTCGAGACCTAAATCACCGGTATCTGTATATAAATTAATACCTTTATTAAAAGAAATAAATCCGGTTATTGTAGATTTTGGTGTGAAAGAATCCTGACTGATAATAACTACGGGAGTATTGTTTGAATATATTGTAACAACACTGTGCGAAACATTTAATGTATCGATAATATTTTCAACTTGGGGGCCTGTTAATGTGCCTTGACTAAATTGAGGGCCGACTAATACCCAGTTACTACCTGTAAAAATATACAACTGACTATTAGTTGTGTCAGCCCACAAGTCTCCAATAACACTATTTGCAGGTGGAGGTTGCTGACTGCTAGGACTTTTCTTAACCGATCCTGCTGCCGTCCAAGTTGTACCGTCATAAATTTTTAATAAGTGAACACCGCTGGTATTATCATACCATAACTGACCTTCTATTGGATTGCTCGGGGCATGGTCGGCTGCAAAATTTTCTAATAAATGTAAAAAATCAGTAGCAACAATAGGAGCATATCCAGCATAGTTTTTACCAACAAAAGTCAAACTAGTTTGACTATTAAGTGATTGATCAGCTACTGTAATTGGCGGTTTAGCTGGATTAGTGGAGTCTGTAAATGTAACTTGATATGACATTTCTTATTCCTTAAACTGACACTAGGCCGGTTAAACTTTGAAGCCTTACTGTATAATCAATTTGTATAAGTCTATTAAGGCTTTTTTGTACAGGGTGGAAAATTACGTGTGTTAATAATAACGGATTTCCAGTAGCACTGTAACTTTTTAATCCAAGCTCGTCAAATACAAACGTACTGTTATTATTATTTGTATTATCAAATGCGCTTTGTCCTGCATCATTTCCATCGCCATAATCTAATAAACAAGTCACAAATATGTCACTATAATTTGTGCCGGTGACGTGTCTAACTTCCATGTAATTTCTTGTAGGATCTGCATTGCTACTAGAATTTTGATTGACTATTTTATGATATGTTTCATTGTATAAACCAGCATTACTACCTGTACTATTCGGAGTAAAATATGTAATAATTCCAGTTGGATCGATTGCGGTTCCGCCGTTACCAAACGACATTTGGCTGATAAATCCGCCATCGTTATTGTTGGATAAACTGTTGGCTAGGGCTGTACTAATGTTTTCGTAATGAATTGCGTTACGTTTATTAATATAGACTTCCTTACTTTCAGGATCCCATATTTTAATATGTCCTTCAATGTGGATTCCGGTTAGATCTTTACTCTGCATGTTGGTCTCTCTTTATCTAATATTTATCAATGTTTATAATGTGCTAGTTTTATCGGGCACCTGTTGTTTTCCGAGGATAAACTGGGCCTGTAGACCTAAATCCGTAATTTTGTTTAGGGAATGTCGATCCGGTATGGAAGTATTTGTAAATTTGATCTACCTTTGGACTGCCTAACCCTGTGGCAGCATCCCAGCCTGCGGTTGTAGTATAACCAGTAGTATATCCATTTCTATTATCACCGCTTGTAGTATCAGTGAACATTGAAGAATTACTATACCAAATAGACATATCAAACGGTACTCTAGTGCCTAATAGTGCAGTTAATCTTGCCCAAGTGCCTGCTAAAAACGGTGCGCTGGCGCTGGTACCGCCCCAGGTCTGCAAGGAGTTGTTTACATAAAATGTCCAGCCGGTAGACGGATTTGCAGGAGCACTGATATCAGGAACACCTCGGCGAGGTAAAGCAGTTGGAGAACCTGTTGAGCTGGCTGTTTTAGTAGTCGAGGTTAAACCAGTTTGCCAACTGGGCAAGGGCACTGAACTGCTAATACCGCCGCCACTTCCGCTCCATGCAACTTCGCTACTGATGTTATTACTGCCATCTAGTACTGTAGTCGTGCCACCGGCTGATACCATATATTGACTGCAACAAGTTTGCGCCATACTTAAATTGTTTGCACCGCTATCGCCTGAACTAACAAAAACTGTAATGCCTTTGGTCACGCAGGCTTGCAATGCTGAATCAAATACTGTGCCATCGCCAATTCCCCAGCTTATATCAAGTACGCAAGGATTGTTTACAGTATCGTTTGCACACGCATTGATATTGTCAATGATGTTCTGTGTTCCACCATTTGGTGCTGTATAGTATGCTATTTTTGCTCGAGGCGCGGCGCCTCCTGAACAATAAATGTCCAGCATACTTTCTGCATCGCTGGTTGAACTTACTGTTGCTCCATTTACATTTATATTTGTAATTGTTGGAGCAGTTAGCCCGATACGAGAAAAGCTATTTGTAACATCCGTGGCGTTATATCCTGTAACATAACCACTATAAGTTAATTCAAAAATTCCAATACACACACCATATCCGTCACCGGTCGGTGATTTATAAGCTGTACTCATTTGTATGGGTGTTACTGCTATTGCAGGATTAGCAATCGTAGGATCAGCGCCAGGATAATCTAGAGGATCATATTTTGTTGCATGTTTTACAGCAATAAAACTTTCGTCAAATCCAGGAACACTTTCAATTATACCTATCATTGCTTGAGGAATAGTCGGAGCAACATTTGGCATCATGTAAGTTCTACCACCATCCGTCACATCTTGTAATGTAATGTTAAATGCACTATTAAAAGCACCCACTGACCCTGTAACTTTGACTACACTTTGTCCGTGATGCGATTCATGAATAGAAAAATTATTTGCACGGGCCCAGTCTATAGCTTTTTGCAAATTTTCATCTGTCGCACCAAATTGATAAACAAACGAACTGTGACCTAAAATTGGTTCTTGGCCTTCAAGCACAGCATCTGCATATTCTTTTAAAGTCATTCCATTTTCGTGGGTATCTCTTACAAGATACAGACTAATCATTATCTGGTCGTTGACATTTTTATTGACTGTGGTCATATTATGCTTCTAGTTTTAAGTACGTGATTGTAACTGTTATTGCAGATGCACCGGCACTGTTATTATTATAAATCTTCAAATACATGTTTGTCCCCGGAGTGCCGTCTGCATTGAATCCCATTACAGCTGGAGTAAAATAAGTTGTATTTGATACTGCACCAGTAGTAATTATCTCTGCTATTACACCGCTTCCCGGTGTGGGATCAGTAGTTATTGCTCGTGAACTATCTGCACTTTGCGCACTTGAGCTTGTATAAATTGTAATCCAGGCGCCTGCACTTGCTTGTATACTGTACAATGCATAACCTTTGGCTGCTACTACCGTTGCCGTGGCGCTTGTTTGATATGCAATGCTAGCTGTTGTCGTTGAAACTGTTGTTCGACTAGACAAGCCTGCACCGCTAGATGTTAATTGTCCGCTACCATTAATAGATATAGTCGTGCCATCTATTTTAACAGCACCAAGTTGTGTTGTAGATGCTGCCGAAACACTGATAACTCCACTGGTAATTGTTATTGTGCTGTTGTCAACTTTGACGCCGCCCAATTGTGTGTCGCTTGCAGTGGCTAAACCAATAGTGCCTGTACTATTTGTAATGCCGCTGGTTGCCACAGCTGGAATTTTTACACCTCCTGTAACACTGGTGGTAGCCGTTGGTAAACTATACTGGGCGGCTGGCGTGAAAAAGAATGTATTACCGCTGATACTCAGTGCACCGCCACCGCTGGCAGAATTAGTAGTTACTGTATAAGTTGGTACTACAGGAATAACTGGAGGCGTGAATGAAAATACACTTCCATTTAAACTTAACGCTCCGTTTCCGCTTGGTGTGTTTGACGACACTGTGTATGTTGGCACTAAAGCCGGAGTGAACGAAAATGTGTTTCCACTTAAACTTAAACTTCCGTTACCGCTAGCTGTATTAGATGTTACTGTATAAGTTGGTACTGTAGGTATTAACGGAGGAGTATATGTGAATGTATAACCGCTTAATCCTAATGCACCAGAACCACTTGCACTATTTGTTTGTACATTATAAGTTGGTATGCTTGCTGGAGTAAACAAGAATGTAGTTCCATTTAAACTTAAACTACCGCCGCCATTAGCTGTTGGACTTGTTGACACACTATAACTTGGAACGCTGGCCGGTGTAAAAGTAAATACTCCACCACTGTAACTTAAAGAGCCACCACCACTAGCAGTATTGGTAAGCACACTTAAACTAGTAGATTGTAAAGGTGTATACCCTAATGCTGTAGTAACTTGATTACCAGTAATTCCTGTTAAGTATGTTGATAGATTTGGCGGTGTAAACGAAAACACTCCATTCAAATAACTTAATGCACCAGTTCCGCTGGCTGCATTTGTTGTTATGCTTAAACTATTGATATTAAGATATGTTGATAAATTTGGAGGGGTATATGTGAACACACCGCTAGCATAACTGATAGCTCCAGATCCGTTGGCGGCCGCATTTGCTCCAACACTTAGACTACTCAACTGTATTGGAGTAAATCCTAACGCTGAAGTTATTTGACCCGTTGTTAATGTTCCGCTATAAATTCCAGTTATAGTACCAGCAGTTCCACTTACATTACCAGTTACGTTACCAGTTACGTTACCAGTTACGTTACCAGTTAAATTTCCAGTGAATGTGCTGGCAACAATAGGAATATTACTTGTAAAACTAGTATTAGCGTGAGTATATAAAAAAGTAGGATTTGGCGTTGGGCCGTACACTTGTAATCCGCTACCATCACTTAATGCACTACTTGTACTGCCGTTACTAACAATAATTGTTTTATTAGCTACACTTAAAGTGCTAGTACTGGTACTTGTTGTTGTACCAGTTACTGTTAGGTTTCCAGTAATAACAGTATTTCCAGTAACGTTCAAACCTGATAGTGTTCCAACGGTTTGCAAACTAGAATTAATAACTGTTGTAGGTAGTGTTGTTAAAGAACTAGCAATAGTAGTAGCGGGAACTGTGATATTTGCAGTTCCATCAAAACTAACACCATTAATAGTACGAGCAGTTTGCAAAGCTGTTGCTGTTCCAGCATTGCCTGTTATTGTGGTAGTTGCGGCTGGAGGTACAAATGTAAATAAACCTGTAGAACTATTATAAGATATGCCGCCAACGCCAGATGGTGTAGTATTAATAACACTTAAACTAGTTAAGGAAATCAAAGACGATACATTTGGTGGAGTGTAGGTAAAAACACTTCCGCTTATACTTAAACTACCTGTGCCAGCAGGACTAGCCGTATTAATAGTATATGTAGGCACAACTGGTGGTGTGTAAGTGAATTGTCCGCCGGAATAACTCAACGCTCCGTTACCGCTGGCAATACTTGTTCTAACTGATAAACTTTCAGCAGTTAAATAGATTCCTAAATTTGGAGTGTTTATTAATTTTGAATAGTTTAAACTAGTAATCCAAGCAGGATCTGAATAGGCAGCCGTAGTGACTACTCCGTTAGTTGCTTGGAATGGTTGCCAGCTAACAAGGTTACCGTCTGTTGTTAAATATTTTCCGCTATTTCCAATCAGCGATGGCAAGGATAGCGAATATAGTTCAGTAAAATTACTGTTGATTTTAGCGGCGCCAGATTTTAAACTATCTGCGGCGCCTGCTTTTGTATTAATTATTAGTTGCGACATTTTTATTATTTTCCTTTGTTACCACGTATCTGTACTATCATCGAATCCTGTACTACTATTATCAAAAGTTCCCGTAAATGTTGTACTTGTTGTCAATACAACTTTATCATGATACCAAATTCCAGGTGTTGCTTTTAAGAAATTAGCAATAGCATTATCATCATATTGAATATTTAACGAACTATCCCATCTTGTGCCTTTTCGTCTTACTACAGTAATCTGAGTGCCAGCAGGTATTAAATTTGTTAATCTTAAACTTGGACTAACACCGTCTACTGCAAATTCTGCATCCAGCTTAACATCTCCGGCAGGGCTATATGGAGATATTGTTTCATTATGTACTTTATAAGGTTGTTTTTTCAATCTTAAATTTCCAACAAAGAATTGCCAATTGGCTTTATCATTTAGGAAGTTTGTTGAGCTAGTGTGCGCCGAAATGCATCTATAGGTATAACTTGCCACTTTAACGATTACACCAACTGTATAACTTGTTTTTTCAATCCACTCTATTGCGTCATTATACCCTGCAATGAAAACTTCAAGCTCGTCGCATTGTTCAAATCCCACAGGAACTTTGGTATCGTATAGTTCCCAATAAACTTTGTTTGTGGGAAGAATTATATTCTTCTTATCAAACACATAGGTTTTTATATTTACATAATACAAATTGTTATAAATTACCACATCGTTGATTGTGTATCCATTTGCCCCATTATGGTTGTCTTTGAGTGTGAATCCCAATTTTGTAAACCACTGTTTGATACCAGATTTTGTCGGTACAAACGGTAAAGGCACAATATTAGTACCAGTGCTAATCACTGTTGTTACTAATGAAGATTCCGAATACGGCAGTGTTTCACTTGGCCCAATATCTTGCACTGGAGTTCCAATAGGATGGATTCTTGGAGTGCCAGTTCCGTGTGTGCCTCGTCGTAACTGGCTTAATGTATTACCTTCAATTTGATAAAACTCAATACGTTCTCCGTAAATTTCAATCACACCCGGTTTGTTTAGTGTAGTGTTTGGTAAATCAAAATTGCTAGCATCAATTAACTGAATAGCAATATCGTTATAACGTAAATCTGTTGCTAATTTTGTTTGTTTATTTTTACTTAATCTCTTAAAATGTGTTCTGTTAAGCATATCTTTAAATTGCATATACGAAATTCCAGGAACTAGAACGTTATTGTTAAACGTCATCAAAGAGTACACATCATTACGAGCTGGTGTAATTTCTAGTATTATAGATTTTTTATTGTCTGACAACTTATAGTCAACGGACGGAGTTAACAACACATTATTCTTCATTACCCATACATAAGCATCACTAAGTACTGTTCTATCAACCGGTAGAATTCCTGCTCCAAGACCAGTATAGGTAAAATACGCTACTGTATCTTGTGTATAAGATATGTTAGTGGTTATATTAAATGCGGTTCTTTCAATATCTAAAATATCGTGATTATAAAAACTCATTACTTCAATAGTGTTTGAAGGAGTGTAGACAGTATTAAATAAAATTTGCTGAGTATCTGGCAAATATGTATAGCCGTTAGTTTGTATAATACTAATAGCTAACGTCTTACCTTTGTATATATTATAATTTTGTTTAGTTATATTTACAGTTATGCCGCCTAAGTCGATAACATAGTCTGTTCCTAAATTTAATTTTTTTCCAGATACATATACTAGAATATTACTGATTATGATACTGTAAGGAAGTGCTCTTGCCTTATCAATAGTGTAGCTAAGATTATTATTTTCAATAGTAAAATACTGATTAGTTGGATTTGGTAAAATCGTATTATCTACTCGTACAATTATATTAGATTCAGCCGGCAAAGTATTTCCCACTGGGTATGATAAATTATATGTATTTTTAACACCGTCGGCAACAATTGTTTCAGTCTTGGCTATACTAAATGTTTGTTGAGTTCCACTAACAATTACATAATTGATTACAGAATCAACTAATGGAGCAAGTCCAAATCTAATTCCTGTACGGTTTGCCGAATCATATGTTGAATCTGTTTTGAATAATTCAACTGATGCCGCAACTCCGTTTACGTATACAAGACCTGTTTCGTATGTTAGCCAAGGTGCTTTGGTTAAAAATTCAGTAGTTGATCCATCACCCACAAAAGAATCAATGTCTATTATATTAGAACCGTTAAATCCAAAACTGAATATACTAATAATATTTCCAGCATTTGGAGCAAAAGTAAAATTAACTAATTTATTCTTATAATCAACAACGTAATCTGTAGTATATGAACTAATTACATTATTATTTTTAACAATAATTGCTCTTTCATTATTAAATGTCTGTGTAATTGCAAATGATTTAGTCTTACCGTCGGCAAAATACTTGTCTACTTTAATATTTGCACTTCCAGAATTAGGTTGGTCATACACTTTAATAGCTAGTGCATCAACTATTTGACCGGGAACTACTTCTTCTGGGGCAGGACTAGTAGTTGGGCTAATTAGATCATCACCGTCCACGATAATCTCATCCGGCGATATACCCGTTGCTGTACTATATACCATATTGCCGCCAGATAACGCAGTGTCATAGTCTTGCTCAAGAGGTTTAATTGATCCGTCACTGGTGCTTTGTCTTATAATAAATTGATCACCGTCGTACACATCAAATGTGTCAGGTATGACAAAAGTATTGGTATTATTATCACCTACTGGAGAAACCATTACAGCTGACTGATTTGTTTGATACGGATTATCAGGGTGCGCTGGATCAAAATCAACTCCATAGTATGGATCGTCTAATCTTATAGAATCTAATACACCTGTTATTATAATTCTAGTTCCAATTGCTGCCGGTGATGGCAATATAGCATTGTAATTATAAAAAACTACACTGATCTTACGTGAGAAAGTTATAGTAGTATTGTAAGGAACAATCCTGTAAATTATTTGATTCAGTTTTACTATTTTATTAACTGTGTCCACTCCAACCACAACAGTATCATTGCCAAAACAGGATGAAACTGTTGTGGATACTAGATCCCCTACCAATACACCGTCAGCATTGTCAACGTATAAATTAAAAGAACCGGGAATATTAAAAGTAAATGATAACACTCCAACTGGGCGCACATTTGGTGGAGAAGTTAGCAACACAGTACTGTTGACTGAATTAACACTAATCACTTTTTGCAATGGCACAAGAGTTTTTGGATCGACCACAAACCCTGTGCCAAACACTGACATTCCTGGACGTATTCCAACGGTGCTGGTAACTCTTATTGTGGTAGAAGCAATATAAGTAGGTGGAGCAACGTAAGAAGTTTGTATAGTTACCGAGACTGCATCATATTCTGCGCTTGTTTCCACAAAAGTATCCCGTAAAGAGAAAGGATAGTTTAAATTTACTCCATCAGAAACGCCCACATCTACATTTTTTTGTATGTAGTAGACATTGAGTTGTGTGCCAGTTGAAGGAGTATACGGCAATGTAAACGAATGAGTATTGGCTCTCACTGTTACAATGTAATCATTAAATGTTGGATCAGCACTGTCCCACTTGTCGCTGTAATAAGGCAATGTGCCCCAGCCAGTTGCTACATCAAAACTTAGTCCATCTATAATGACTCCACCATAATCTATCCCCGTCATCAGCTGAGCAAGATCCGATCCAACTGTGTTCTTACTTGATTGATAGTAATATTGTATTCTGTCGGCAGCATTTAACAAAGATTCGTCTTTATTGTAATTAACAATGACGACTGAACCAGTCGCTGGTGCTGTCAAGAATGTTATTAAACCAGAATATTGTGTGGTGTTATTCTTTTTGGAGGTTATTATTGTTAACTTGTATAAATCTCGTAGCACTACTACACCGTCGACAGTTACAGAACTATTTCCAATTTTAATGTCTGGTGCCCATTTTAATTGGAATTGTACAATGCCAGATCGTCCGGCAAATGTTTGAGTGACTGAAAGTTGTGTTACATAATAAGAATAAGTAGTTCTATCAAATTTAATTTTAATCAAGTTAGATCTCACTACGCCTTTTCCAATAACTGCGGCGGCCGTGGCCTGCGTTCCGCCTACCGACAAACCACCCGATATTGTAATTGTTGGAGCCGATAAGTAGCCGGCTCCCGGAGTTAGTAATGTAATTCTGTTAACTATTCCATTTGCAAAAAATGCTCTTGCTGTAGCTCCGCTACCAGAATCGCTAGTGATTGATACTACTGGTTCTGAAATATACCCAGAGCCTCCGTCGACTATATTAATACTAGTTATAGTAAATCCTACATTTTGTAGCCAATTTTTCCAAGGATAAACTTGTATGTTAGCATCGTCTACTATCATACTGCCATTCTTAACATAAGGATTAATTACTGTATTTGAATTATCTTCAAAAATTGGCGGTAAATCAAAGTCTGATATTAAGGTGTTTTCTTGATCTATAGCAGTATGAGAACTAATATACTCTCTAATTGTTGTTCTGTAAGGAACAACTTCTGAAATGTAGTCTTGGAAATTACTTAAATTATCAGGACGATATGTCACTGGTTGGTCTAATAATCCAACATTATGCGTTGATTTAATAAAACTTGTTTTAAAAATCCAATCAAGATACAACTGTTCGCTCAGTGCATACCTTATTGTAGTAAAAAATAAATTTAAATAATCTTGTTTTAAATTCCCAATTAGAATATCATCTTTTAAAGTTTCTAATATAATACGTAATTCAATATTTGGGCTATTATCATATACAACATTATCGTATATTGATCCGTCATATCCTAGTGGTGTATTAATACTTTGATATAAAGAAGATTTCAATTGTATCGTACCCTCTTGTAACCCTACAACACGATACGATTGTGTCCAATCTGAAGATTTTGAGTTAGCATATTTTTCTAGTAAACTCCAGCCACCAGCATTTGTGTTTCTAATTTTAACAATTTGTGTTAATTCTGTAGTTATTGTGTTTAATCCGTAATAGTTGTCCACAGAATAATCAATAGGAGAAAATTTATTAAAACCCGGAGCATACCAATCAGCATATTCCCAGAAATTTCTTACATCATAGCTTTGTGTTTGTATTCTAGACCAGATTTTTGTAGAAGGTTCATATGAATAGATGCTCCAAAATCCTTCTGCTTCACTATCACTTTCAATTAATACAGAAAAATTTCTTATAGATGCAGTGGTATTAACAGTATAACCTTCGCCTGAATTTATAATAGTAACACCTGTAATTTGTCCTGCGGCATTAATTACTGATTGAACTTTTGCGCCTATTCCAGTTCCCACTATAGTAATGTAAGGAGCAAACAAATAGCCTCGTCCTGCATTAATTATTGGAATATCAATAATTTTTCCGTTTGAAATAGTTGGTTCGCCTAATATTGGTTTACTAAATGCTCCTGTGTTAATTAAAGGAATACTAACTTCTGTTGTTTTAACTAAGTCGTAAAGTCCTGTATTCTTACTAGGCTGTTTATCGTAAGATTTTAAACGTGAAATATTTCTAGTTTTTACTATTTGATTAAGAGCTAATGTTGAATTTACACGGTCTGCTAATTCTTTAAGTGCTTCAAATCGGTTTACAAACATGCTTTGTCTTGGTCTGTTTTGAATACCGTATTTTAATTTTGGAGGCAGGGCAGGATCTGGGACTAGTCTTCCGAATAAATCATTCCCGCATAAACTATCGGCCCATTTTTGTTCTATTATTGTTGGCAATATAGTGTTGGCATCATTACTAATTAATTTATACTGACTATGAATATTCTGGTCAAGTTTATCTATAGTCCAATACTCTACAGACAATACCACGTTTACATCAATTAGATCATTTGCAACGTTTACTAAGCTAAAACTGTTTGCGCCAGTTAACGCCAAATAAGAATAGTTATATCCTCTTGGATTTGAAATAAGCAATGAAACATCCAACGCTGACAAATATCTACCAGAAACATTAGGTATTATTTTTTTATTTTTGACCCAAAAATAATAGGTATATTTGTTGGTTTGTGCAATGGTATCAAACTTAGTTACCTTACTATAAACTGCATCTCCGTATAAACTAGTTCCACTGATATTCGCGGCAAGTCCAGCTGTAGTGTCTGCTCGTTTATCCCACACCGATGGTAATATTGTAGATTCTACCCATTCGTAAATATCAATGCTGGCGCCGGTTGCTAGTGTATTCCAGTTAGTATTTCTGTATACAACATCGTTATCATAAGAATCAATAAATTTAGCTGTAGATAAATTCCACCATAGCATGCCTACTTGAGATTTAGTCCAAGATTGTTGGCTATCTTGGACTACAGTATACACACCAGTAGACTCTGAATATATTGCAGGATCATAGAATGTTTTGAATTTTATTTCTTCTTCGGCAGCGCCGGCAATTTTTCCCTGCGATACATCGATAACATCTAAGTATTTGATTAAAGTTCCAGTTGCTTTATTGTATAAAAACGCCTTTTTAATTTTCTTTGGATCTGGTTTTTCTATCTCGTAGTGTGCTACATTCCAATTTAACGCATTTAATTTTTTATAGTAGTCGTAAATTTTTCCTGATTTAAATATGGAATCTAGACTAAATGGTGCTCCTACTAAAATATGATTTGCACCCACAGCAAATCCTAGCCCGAAGCCGTCAAATTCTTCATTAGTAGTTTCTAAAGTGTCGCTATAAACCCATTTTGTCAAGTAACGGTCATAGATATCAATTCTTCCACTGTTTGTATGTGTTGCTGTAAACACTGTAGATCGTTTATCAAAGGTAGTTAATTTTGCATCAAATTTAGTATTTTGACTAGTATCTTCGTCTTGGCTATAAATTACTAGTGTTTGTTCCCCGTTCATGAATCCTAAATTAGTTCCGAAATATCCAGAAGATTTTGATGCATGGTTGGTTAGAACTTGATAAGGTTCAAATATTTCAGACTCAGTATTAAATTTAAAAATACTAACACTTCCTTGATTTATTTTAGAAACACTAGTTGTAATATCTCCAATAGCTAGATAATTTCCACTAGAACTTAAATCCAAACCTACACCAAAGAAATAATCAGCACCCATAATGACAAAATATTCTGGAGAAGTAGTTGCAGAGTTAGGACGATTATAGATATAAACAGTGCCATATGCACCTTCTGAAATGCCGGACACTACTAATTTACTGTTATCTAGACTAACACGTAATTTATTTCCGTAGCTATTTGTAGGTTGAACAACAGCATCAAATAGGACAGCACCGCCACCAAAGCCGCCCGGAGCCCGGCGATTATAAGGAGTGTTATCGGCTGTGTCGGCAGTAGTTGCCACGGTGTAAGTTAACTCTGTAGTGCTACAGCTAGTTACCGTAAATGTTCCGTTAAACGTATTGTAAGGAGTTCCTGAAACAGTTATCTGACTGCCAACTGTATACAAGGGCGAAGTATAATCAAACTCAGTTCCTATAGCAAATTTTACTGTGGCTGTTGTTCCGTTTCGAATAAACGATTGAGGGAAATTTGTAGTGCCTATTGGGCCGCGATGGCCAGACAAAGTAAAATCTAAATGCCAATAGGTGTTAGAAAAATTAAGTTCTCCTGAGGGTGTGCTGGTTGGGGCAACACTGAGCTGTAATCGTGTTGAGTCTATAACTGAAACTACATATTGATTAGTAAATCCTGTGCCGGTCACCGCCATGTTCGGAAGGATACCTATCGTGGATGTTACTACAACCGTTGTGCCCGACGAACCAACAGGGTTATATGCCGACGTTGCAAATATAACTTGATCGTAAGCAAATTTTCTCACTATGCCTTGTTTGATATATGGGGCATAAAAATGTTGGTAGACAGATGTATAATCTAATGTTTTATATCCTGGAGCGGATACCCATAACACATTGTCAGCAAAAACAATACTCGATCCAAATTGTTCATCAGCAGTGAGATTAGCACTTACAAAACCGTTAGGTGTAAATGTAGTTGTGTCTCTAGATGTTGGGCTAACAATGTGATCTACCAAAGTAAAAATATTGTTTCCATCTTTTTGATATAAAGAAACTACACCTTCGTTAGCAAGATAAGACGGTGTTCCATTAACATCTAAAGTAAGATACGGTATTTTTTTCCACTTAGTAAGATCAGGCATTTGTGTGGTAGCATTATACCCGCCGTAATGCAAGCTCAGTGACTCATAAAATTCAGCAACCGAACTAGAATTTGTAAAAGAGACAACATCCTTTACCTGATAATATCTTACTACTGAAAGTTCACCTTTGTATTTTGTTGGAATATTGCCAGCCAGCGGTGAACCTACTGCTAGCCATTTTGCATCATCACTGATTGCCAACACTGTTGATAAATTATTGGGTGTATTAGTTCCTACTAATTCAACTGGCAGGGATATTGTTTGGCGCTCAACCCAAGAACTTGCTTGCCCGGCCTTATCCCATATACGAATTTCGCCAGTACTCATTGCGGTTACTGCTATATTTCCGTCTTTGTTAATTATTAAATTTTTTCCAAAATTTAAATTATCAGCTGGAAACGTGTTAGCTATCTCAGTTTTATTATAGACTAGCGAGTACTCTAACGTAGCCCATTTTCCAAAGCCATTATCGTCTACCCAAACTTTGTCGCCAGTAGACGGTTGCGCGGTAATAATATTGTCTAAATCATCAAGTTTTGCTACACGCTGACTAACAAACCCATAAATTACCAACTGTCCTGCTTGGGTAAACGGTGTTGGGAAACCAGAAATCTTAGCGTCTAGTGTAAAAGAGTTTAATTCTACAGATGATACTTGATAAAATCCTGTTAGTATGTCTACTTGACTTATGCCTATATAATCACCTACCGATAGATTTATTAAATTTCTTGTAGTTAATGTTAAAATAGAATTTGCATAAGAAACATTCGTTATTGAAATTTGTAAATCTGTAAATTTATAAACATTCCAAGAGCTTGCATCAAACGCAACATGCACATAACAGTTGTTATCAAAAGTTGTTATATTGTATTTTGCGCCAGTTTCAGGATCTATTCCTGTTATGTCTCCTAAAGTTTTAAGACTTTTAAAAACTTCTGATTTTCTTACATGGCCCGAATTATTTAAAAACTTTTGATAATTTTTATTTAAAGGCCACGGTGATGAATTATAACCTGCTGGTTTTAAATATATGTCATTAGGAGTTTGTCTAATAATAAAATCTTTAACAACATTATATTCAACTGCATTTACTAGCTCAAAGCCTTGAGGATTATTAGTAAACGTTGTTCGATCTAACGTAAATTCAATATTTTCAAATGCGTTATTTGCTCCGTACTGACCAACACGAATTGCCCACTCTTCATAAAATGTTAGACTTTCTTTATTGTCGGCGCTGAGTACGTCAAACAATTTATTAAGTACATTTTGAGTACCTTTTTCACGAATCATTCCTTGATAGAATTTGTATTCGCTAACATCATCTTGAATAATATTATCTAAGTATTGTCGTTTTTGATATCCAATAAGGTGTTGTGCCACTCGTTGTTGGCCGCTATCAAAGTTTTCACTATCGAGACTATAGAAATCTGTAAACTGTCCAGCTTTATATGTCCAGTTTGGTAATAATTGTGTCGATGGTTTTTCGTTTAATTTGATCCAATCATTGTCAACAAATTTAGCAGATCCTGCTAAAAATTTACTAGCGGTATAATAAAATTCTTTGTGTTTAACAATGTCGCCTAGATCATAATCAGTCCAAGTTTGCCACTCTGTTATTTTTGCTAAATCTAAAATAAATCCTGGAATATCAAAACCGCCATACCAGTCAGTGCTAACATAGCCTGAAACTTTGATGCGATCTTGTTTATAGCCAGTAGGCGGGTTATACAATGTATCATTGAACATTGTATTATTGTTTAATAGCACCACATGTTCGTGCTGTATTAGATAAAACGTTGCGCCGTATATACCGTCACCTGTCCTAGGACTATAACTTACTGCGTTATCAGATCTATAAGAGTTTATAAAAATTGCTTCGAGTGGCGTGCCATCTACTTTATAAATTTCGTATCCATTAAATTGATTACGAATGTCATCGACTACACTCAGCGTAGTGTTAAAAATTATTTTATCGGCGGCTGGGCTTAAACTTAATACAGAATTACCTTGTGTATTTAAACCGTCAAGTTTTGCAAAGCCGGCAATTTGAAAAACAATGTTAGGTAGTATATTTTGAATAGCTTTATAATATTCTCCATTGTATCTAACAATGTCATTGTATGCAAATCCTTTACTAGGAACCCAGTCGTCCCATTTATCCTGACCAGAACTCCAGTTTTGTGTGGTCCAAAATAAAAATTCTTTGGCACTTGTTTCCCAATTGGTAACAATTTGTAAATTAGCATTAAAGTCATCAAAGATGAATCCTTGATCTTTTAAATATTCGCCGTAGCCTAATAAAAAATCTACTACTTCTTGTATGGTTTCAAATTGTGTTCCATAAGGAACAGTTATCTTAGTTGATCGGTCCCATGTTTTTCTAAAGACAGCAGATTTTCCGCCAATGATTGGCAAACTTCCTAATGATGCAAAATACTGAGTCTGTATCGTATCCGTAGACACATGCGATGTTTTAACTCTGTAGTATTGATTAACGTATCGAACAATCTTGCCTGCAACATAGTTTTCGTTTGGAGTCCAAACTGTATATGCTTCGGATATTCCGCCGATAGTTACCGTTGTCCCAGATTGTAAATATGGGTAGTACACAAAATAAGGTTGGGTAGTAGTATACCCCCGTACTTCAAATCCGTTAGCAAGTTTAGTTATTACTACACCGCTGTAACAAATCTTTTTAATAGGACTGGATTTATTTAAAATAACAGTATAGTCTTCCTGCGGCACAAATACGCTATTTGTACTAAGCGGTGTTTTACTGTCTAATATTAAATTAAATTTTTGTTTGCTAGTAAATCCGCCAATTCGATGACTTAAATTAGTCTGAATATTAGTTAAATCGTATTTGTATGCAGTATATGATTTAAGGTTATCACTTAAAATATAATTTACAATATAATTTATAATACCAGAAGTTTGTACTCTAACACTATTAGAAGCAATGCTTGGTAATATCACATCGCTAGGTTTAATTACTAACCCAGTAGGTGAATAAATTATTTGATTAGATATATTTTTAACAACTCTGGATCTATCTAACAGTACAGAAAAAGCATGGGCTGGAAACAACAACATGTTAGCTAATAATACACTAAACGGATAATGACTACTTCTTCTCCATGCAGATTCAACTGGGCCAATATCTCCAAATTTAAAATTATTTTCTATAGAGGTAGTTAAAGCTCCGATAGCAAGGCCTGCGGCTGCCGGGCTAATTAAATTGCCAGATTCATCTACTGGAATGTGATTTAATAAAAATGATTTAATATGTTTAGGATTTATGACCGGCGGAGAAGTGCCATCGCCTTTAATTAATCCTTTAGAAATATCTGACCACATTACTAAATTGTCGCTGGTATAAGGGCTTGGTCCGTATGCTGTAGTCCACCACTCTGGTTCTAAAGTAAACCCTAGCATTTCCCAAGGACATAAATTAGGACGATCAGTATTATAAAAATATCTAAATATTCCTCTCCAATATCCGGGTATGTCTGTACCAGTAGGCGATGCTGTGCCTATATAATTATATGTAAAAGGATTTGCAGGACTGAACGATGTATTTTTTGTGTAATCTTGATCTATCAAAGACATCCATTTATAAAAACTAGGAGCTATTACTTGATTATATTCGGCTAACGAATAATCAGTTTTTCTAGTATAACTTGGAATAATATCATCTATATCAAATAAATCAGCATCATAACTTATTTTTATATTATTAAAAATTCGTTTTTCCAGTTCAAGAATAATATTATCTCGATAATCATTGTATGCAAGAATCTGACTGCCGTCGTGACCTTGTATCATCGTACGTGGCGTTATTAATGTTGTATCTAAATAAATCTTTGGAGCAAATTTTGGAAAAATTCCTAATTTGGTAGGAGTTTCAGGTATAAAGCATCCGTCTGTGCTGTCGTATTCGTATATAGACACGGAATCGCCGTTGCTTAATGAATATGTTATAGTCACAAAACCTTGCAAATTAAATGTGTAATCTTGTCCGTAAATTAATTGCACATCGTTTACATATACACCTACTGCCTTTTCAGATAGCGTGTCTAAATTAAAAATATTATTAAGTGGATAATTTTTTATTCTGTAATCAATAACTTCAATTGTTGTGCTTACGCTACTACCGTAAGGAGACATATCACTAAAATAATATGGCTGAGAATTAATCTTGTCAGAGTTGATAATTTTTAAAATCTCGTCAACTTGTTTGCGAGGAATATTATTATTACTAATAGTTTCAGCAACAGACACAAATAATTTTTTAAATTTGATATAATCGTCTCTGCTTTGTTCAATTGATTTAATTGCATTATTTGCTTGTGACGTAATATGATACAAATTCAAACTTGCGGGAGCACTATGTTGCACAAATTTTGTACCGTATTGTGTTATATTGCCTAAATCCCTGACGTTAACGTAATCGGGATCAAAACTTTGATTTGAAACTGTATTTTCAGCAACAGATGACAACACCTTCAAAGGTATGTTGCTTACTATAGAACTAAAATGATCAATAACTTCGCCTAGAGTAAAATTTTCTATGGCATCGTTTAACGGATTATTTTGTAAATTAATAGGAATTTCATAATGACCGTTAGAATTAATTGGTTTATTTGAATATGTTTTAATTGTTAAAACATCCGTTAATCCAATAGAAGTTTTTAATAATACTTGCTTATATTGTCCGGCGTCAATAATAGAATAAAAATTTCTATTTAAAAATATACCGTTGATAAAAACTTTTACTTCTAAATCATCCAAGTTGTCAGTGTCATCAAAAACATCTATATTGAAATTATTAGTAATATTAGAATTTTTGTAAATTCTTATTCCAGCTTGAACCGCGGTATTACTACATTTTTGCCAGCCGTTAACATACTCTGTATTACCAGAGTATGTTTTATAACTTAAAAATCCTGTAGAAATATTTTTATTAATAACTGTTGTTACATCTTTGTATATAAATGAATCTAATATTAAATTGAAATTAAAAACAATGTCGCCAATATTTGCAATATTTTTATAAGTTAATGGAAATTTTAAATAAGGATCAACTGTACCAGTTGAAGAAATTTTATAAGAAAAAATCTTTGTTCCTGCAAATGTAGATCCTTCATAAACAGTTAAATCACTAAAACTTTTTCCGTTACTATCTACAACGTCAAATAACGGCGCTTGATTTATTGCAGTTTTTGTTTGAGTTTTAATCCAAGTCGTGCCGTTATACCAATACATTAAGCCTTGATTAGTCGTACCAGCTCGCACTAACACAACTTGATTTAATTGGGGTTCTGCTATTTTTACTAAATGAAGTTGACGACTACCAGAGTTTAGGTGTTTTACATCAACAAATTCAACTTGATAGATATTATTTTTTACAAATTTGTCAGTGTCCGCTGTAAACAATATTTTCTGGCCTTGACTTAATGCTATGCTGTCAACATTATATCCCTTACTACCTTCTATAATTGAAAATGCATCTGTTGTAAAGTTATCTATTAAATCAATGTCGGCTACGGCTGATGTGCCAAAATTAAATAATTTTAAATTAGCCTGAAATTCTATAATAGGACGAATTGCTCGTTGCAGTTGATCAGTATCAGGATAATTCCCGTTAAAATGTGCGCTGGCAGCTATTACATCTTTATGAAACCAACGATTGTATCGACTCCACGGATTATGATCCGTGCTAGCACGATTAATTGTAATATAATCTTTTAATTGTGCAAAGGCGCTTGTATCACTAAATGCCGTGCTGTCAAAAGGAGTAGCATCAAATAGTATAGTTTGTTCTACTGTATAAACGCTACTGACTTCTAAAACTTGTTTGTTTATCAATACAATTGATGAGCCAACACCTTCGACGTAAAACTCTCCAGAAGCATACTTAGCAGGTGACACATTTCCAGCAAATGTTACTTTCATGCCGTTACTTAATGCGGTTCCATTACTAAGTGTATATGTAGCTTTTCCTAAAATTTCCGATTCAACATCAATATAACTATCTTGATCAATAGATAAAATTTGAAATGCGCCACCTAACGTTAATTCTCTATCGCTTTGATAGTACAAAATATTAGGAGCATCTGTAGGAACTTTAAAAATTATAGTGCCCGAATCAACAGATTGCTGACTAACTCCAGTATTATACTTGTCTAAAGATTGCAACGATCTTGCTAATCTAATACTAATAGGATTGTTTGGAGTGTTAATATTAAATGTATAAGTCTGCCCCCTATACAGTTTAATCACTGGATTGGGTGCAAGGCCATCGGGAGTAAAGACTAACTGATTATTAGAGCCTTCAACTTGCAAATCAATATTGAATGTACTAATTGCAGTTGCTTGCTGTCCGTAAACCCTGATAGTTTCTGGGCCGTACGGCAACCAATAATAATTTTGGAAATTAACAAATTTATCCCAATCAATATGCGGATCCCAACTGTAGAATTCTTCTTTGTTAATTCTCGCGTGATTGGATGTGTTTGCGCCTAGGACTGATAACTGATTTATGTAATCAATATAGTCTTTAAAAAATAAATTATTTCCTAATGTATCGTTAACAGTGATCCCAGGTTCTAATTGATAATTTTGTCTGTCTGTAGTAGCCGCGTTGAGAAAAATATCAGTACCGACCGTAGCTTTAGAATCCTGTCTTCCTATAAATCCATTAATTTTTTTAACAACGCCAGGCTGTATTAACTGATCTACAGTTGCTTGTAAAAATCTTTTATTAGGATCTGTTTTATAAAAATTAGGTAAAAGTTCAACCGACAGCGGTTTTTTATCTCCAAAAGGATTAGTAATATCAGCCATTTAGATTTCCGTATGTTGCGCTAGTAATAGTTTGATTGGAGACAGAGTTAAGAGCTGTTCCGGTAACTGATTTAATATTTCCGCTAGTAATGCCGGTGATAATTTCTATATTAGCAACTGTTGCAGTGCTAATAAAAATCTGGTCGCTAGGACAGGATATTTCAAATAAACTACCAAAATATGATCCGCTTTGTGTAGGCACAATGATAAAGTTTGTTATGTCCGGTGCTAACTGATTCATTACATAAGTCGATAACTCTGTAAAATAAAACGTGTCTCCAAAATTCCAATTATCCAATGTAAAAAATTGATTAATTGCTGTGATTATTCTAGACTGTATATCATTATCCGACACTACTGAATTTATATTTTTCGTAACTTTAAATTTAGCTTGTAAATCAGAACTTGCAGAAACTCCAAACAATGCCCTATAACTTACAGGGTGGTATATGATTTCATCTGATATTGGTTTAATAACATCCAATGTTGCGCCAATTAAATTACTAAGTTCATCTGAACTAGGTGGTAATGGTTCTGATATTGGAGCACCGTCTACCCATTGTCTAAAAGATGTATCGTACGACTTAGTTAATACGTAAACATCCATAATATTGCTTACACCTGGATCAATTCTACTTTCATAGTTTGCACTATGGGTGTATTGAAATTTCAAATTATCTCTACCAACAAAGACCTTGTAATCTAATGTTGGAATTAATGATCCTGTTACAATATTTAATTGTTTTACTACACCTGTACTAGTAAAGTAAAAATATTGGCCGTCTTTATAGTTGTTGTAAGACAACAGCTCACTTTCTGAATTAAGAACAATCATAAGATTATTAGTATTAGCAACATATCGATAATCTTCTTGGCCTGTAGAAATAAAATATTTTTGTTGAACAATATATTTGGTTGTTGGAGAAGTAGTTGGATCTACTATGTCTAAAAATAGCTGAGGATTATCTACTACACCGTTATAATCTGTATCCGCAAATGATAAAACAATTTTTTTATTATCAATATAGCCATCTAAGCCTCTATAAGCCGATGTTACATCCCATACATAATCTTCAGTAAAAGGATAAACTTTTGTAGGTTGTCGATTTATATTTAAAATTTTAATTTGATCTCTAACTGTTGAATTAGTAGTGTTATCGTAGATAGTTAAATCGTCATCAAAATAAAATGATAGTTCGGAATCGCTTTCAAAAATGTATCTTAATAATCGAGTAGTAATTGTATATGTTTCGTTATCAGTTGTAAACAATAACATCCAGCTTGAATCTTGATTGGTGTTGGTTGCATCTGCTTGTTTTGCTAGTGTAAATGCAGATGATTGATTTAAATTAGTTTCAAAAATAATTTGCCAATTTTGCGTAGTACCATCGTAACGTAGTCCAAATGGTCTATTACTAAAAATTAAATCTATCATTGTAGTAATAACTGTAGAATTTAATGTAGTTGAAAATTTTGGAATAATTTGTGAAATAACTGCGGAGCCGGGTACGATTGTATTCAACATTATAGGGCCTGGAATGCCTACAGTTGGAACTCCGTTACCGGTAACGCTAACTACTTCTGCCCACAGATAATCCGCACTGCCTAATGCTCCGGTTGATCCAAAAACTAATTTGTTTGAATTTGTTTTATCAAAATAGTAACCAGTTGGGGCTACAAACCTAATCAATGAGCCAGGCGTTAAATATTTTAAATCCGTTGCAGTGTATCCGCCCACTGGAAAGGGGATCGCCCCAACAATATTTCCAATGTACCCAGTACTGCTAGAGCTTGTAGAGCTAGCTTGGTACCAACTAATATTAAGACTAGTAGTTAAAAAATTAATAAAATTATTGTAATAAAAATTTCTTAAATCAATAGTTTGTAATAACTCATAAATTGTATTATAAATTATTCCTTCAATATCAACTTTAGTTGCGTACTGGAACGTAGTAATTTGAGAATAGAAATCTTGATATATAATTCCATCATTTGCATATAAATTTGTCGAACTATATTTTCCAGTCGGGTCTTTTAAATCAAAGTATCTACTAATACCGCTAGACGTTCTATTAATACTTTTTACCTTGGCAACTTGCTGGGTAACTGATAGAGGACTAATATTATAATCCTCGGCAGTTATCATTCTATTTTGTGTATAATATGTTTGCGGTGCATTGGCTTTAATACTAGCATTAGTTTCAGACACAGCAGAATTTGAAACACTAGTTTGTAAATTCATCGTGATAGATAGAGTTTCAGTTTGGCCTTTTCTGCTAGTATAAGGAACTGATATTGTAACATTACGAACATCAGCAGGGTTTACTACATAAGATAATCCATTACTAACTCTATAGTATGTTCTAAAATCTCCTAATGGAAGATTTCCAAATACACCATCGCTAAATGCCAAGCTAATAGTGTCACTTGCTCGTGTAATAACATTATAAATGTTTTTTATGTTTTTATTTAAACTATTATAGATAATGTTATTACCTGATATAGTTGGCACTGGGGTCCATAATTCCGACTCGGCGCCATTTTGATTTAATCTATATAACCAAACATCGTTATTGTTAATGTTTGTTGTGTTGATATCTACACTTTCATTACTGCTAGGATGTGTAATTGTAAATGCACCAATGTTCAATGTGCCCTGTGTAAAATTCAAGAAAAATCCGTTGCTATTACTGCCAGCGCCTTGGCCGTCATCTCGATAAATGCAAGCAAGTTTGTTTCCTAACTTAGGAGCTTCTTCATAAATGTATTGTTGACCACTAAAAGTTGTGCTGGTGATTTCAAAGTTCATTGAACGCCCTGCTACTGTTTTAGTAAAACTGAAAACAGGAACATTAGTACTAGTAGTTTGGAAACGATACTGACTTGTTGGAATTCCGTAAATTGTATCTTTAGCAGATGGATTTCCAAATTGTTGTGTTGAAGGCATGGCCGCATTTATTATTTTAATAAATTGATCATACCAGTTGGCATTTGCAGGGTCATTCCAAGTTACTACTTGTCCTGACAAATTTCTGCCGTTGCTGTCAACAATAGTTTCTGTGCTACGAATAGTAGTAAATTTCAACAACCCTTGTGCAGGTATATTTCTTTTAGCATTGTAACTAATTAAACGTGCTAAACGTAATACACTGTCCCGGCGCTCCGCTAGTTCTAGAAAATTTTCACGGGCATTTAAGTCCACACGGAAGGCAACACTTTGCCCAACAAATGCTACTAAATCTATTAAAGCCAAATATTCTGAGCTTTCAATATAGTCATTAAAATCTTCTGGGTAATTTGTGCGCAAATACGTAATCATAGTTCTGCGTAAATTTTCAAAATCATAACTTTGAAAATCAGCATTTTTAAAAGACTGGTATATTTTTTTCCAATCTTGATTAATTAGCAGATTATTTTGTCTATCAGTTGAGCTCATTTAATTGTCCTAGTAGTGTATTTATTTGTAAAGAATATGTGCGTAGTTTATCGCACTACTAAGCCGTTGGTCTGGTCAAATTGTAATTGTAACGTTTGTTGTAGGTTATAGGGCACATAAAGCAAGGTTAATTCAATCTGAATTCCAGTATCATAAGAAGTTACTATAACATTTTCTGCTTGTACTCTAGGATCATAATTAACTATAGTATTAACATTTTTCAGCACGATATCTTTCACAGCCTCGGTTAATGGCTCGAATAATATATCCCAAATGGCGCATCCGAAAGCCGGGTTCATCAGTCTTTCCCCTTGTCTGACATGAAAATGATTTAATATGTCTTGTTTGATTAAATCAAAATCATAAAGATTATAGTTTTCTGTATTGCCACTAATAGTGCTAAACCCTTTATACATTTTTGTAGGGCTATCTGTGAGTTGTCTAACTGCTGGTAAAACAATTTTATCGTATAAATTACTGTTTGATGCCATGATTATTCCTTATGTTAAGCATTGGCTTGATCTTCTGAGTCCGCAGGAGGCGGGGGTCTATCAAACACATCTTTATTTGTTGAGTAGGCTTTCCAATAGTCTTTTGGAACTTCTATTGCTGTTCCTATAACTGGTTCTATGCTTGGTGTTAATTCCGTAGGAGTATCTGCCATATAAGTTCTCTTTTAAGTAGCCGGTTGAACAAGTGTCCACTGTCTTGATTCAACTGTAGTTCCACGGCTGTTAGAAGCAGTGATAGTAAAGCTAGCACCTTTAAAATCTGATCCTCCTAATGTAGGAGTAATTGGGCCAAATCCAAATTGTCCTGGGTTGGTTTGTAGCAATGTTATATAAGGACGCGAATCAACAATTGAAAAACTGGTAGCCCCTATAATTTCCCAACTAAAATATATAGAGTCTTGGTTGTTTGCTACAACTACTAGCTGGGTTTTACTGCACCCAATTTTAATTATAGGAGGAGTACTAAAAACTACTGGCGCTGAAGGTACTGGGCTGGGAAGATTAGCTCCGCTAATTTTACTAGCTGTGTCTAATAATTTTGTTGCCGTTCCTGCTAATTTTGTTGCTGTAGTAATTGCGCCAGTGAGTCCAGATGTTACGGCACCTAATTGTTTTGAAATTAAAGATTTGGCAGCATCGATGCTAATGCCGTTGCCAAGGTGTGCAATGCTTGCAAGTTTTTTAACTTCACCTAAGTCTGTACTAATTCTAGAAAATATACTCATATGTTACCCCGATACTTGTGATTGTGCCGAACTATTTGCGGCGTTGGCATCTGTTTTATCTCGTTTAAATAATTCTGGATTTAAATTTTCATGATGCGGATATGGTTCTGTTGTAGGCACTCTTAACATAATGCTGTTAATTGTTGTTCCGTCTGTTTCAGTTGGATTAGGATATACAGCTAAAGCTACAGGAATTTTAGCCTTAGTAGTTTTTGTTGCTTCTGTAGCGGCTGTGGCAGCTGGTCCGTTCATATGAATTTGCGCGGCTGTTTCCACATGATTGCCTCCGCTCTTGATGTTTGTGGCTTTGCCAGCAGTTAGATTATTTCCGCCAGTTGTTTTAACGTTAAAATCTTTTGCACTAGTAATAGCAGTTCCGCCAGTGACATTTATATTAGTATCTTTGGCAACTGTAATCCCTAAATTTCCATTTAATAGTTGGCTATAATCGCCTTGTATTGATAAATTGGTAGCACCTATGATAGTTTCGTCGTGTGTACCTTTTACACTTATTGTTCTATTACCAGTTACGATGATAGTTTTATTTCCTATAACTTCTAGTTGATGATTGCCGCCTGCTTTGATATTGATATTTCTAATAGCTTCTAAATTAATATCTCTGCCTGCAAAAAAATTCATGTCATTGTCTGTATGCACACTAATACTATCTTGCGCATACACATCTATTTTGCCATCGCTGGTCATTTCAATCCAGCTAGTACCTCTACTATTTGTGATATAAATTAAATCTTCAGTAGTGTGAAATAATATTTGGGCACCAGTTCTTGTACGCAATCTAATTAGTTCATTGTGTAAAAGTGTTGGATCGCCGTCAGTCTCACCATCTTCTACACTGGCGTATACCGGAGGACCTTTACTGGCACTAGTCTTACGGAGATATTTGTTATGGCCGTCGTCCATAACAAAAGTACTACCACCAAGTCTACTAACAGGAGCGTCTGGCACACTTGCATTTGCAGTTCCAAGACTACCTGTTTTTCCTAATTGATCCACCGGGCCAGGGGTGCTTATTCCAAACACGCTACTAGGTGTTTCTCGTCTAGCACTGCTAGTAGTGATGCCGCGCACATCATCTAACAATAATCCTTGAGCATCTAAATATAATGCTAACGGATGAACTGATTTTTTAAATGTAGTAGGCGGTTGAGCTCCTGAATTTTCAGGAACTTTTTTGTTATATTCTGAAACTGGAACTCGTAATTCTCTGCCTTGACTATCTTCTGTTGCAGAAAGACTTGCATCATCTAAGAACGCAAATTTAGTTGCGGCAAGACCTGGGGTCATAAAATTTACAAATGAATCTTCCTTAGGTACACAGCCTATCCAAAATCCTCTTTTAGGATCGTTGGCTAAAAACATTACTAAAACCGTTGATCCCACGTCCGGTGGTATCATCCACATGCCGTAACTTTTTTGTGAATTGTCGTAGTCGTTGGTTTCTGTGGTAAAATCAAAACTAGTAACACCCATAAACGGGCTCATGTAATCAACAGTTCGAGTTTGCCCGGTGGTATCTTTATTTCCAGAGCCCGGACGTTCTATTAATACTTTAAGACGTCCCATATATTTTCCGTCTTGATGCCCAACTACCGTGGCTAAAAACGGGCCGGACGGAGTCGACGGATACTCTGAGCTAGAATAATGAGTACTATTAGGTGTTGTATAATTTGACATTTAAGTTCCGCTTTCTTCTGCAGAGTCGTCTGGAGAATCCATCGATCCGCTTGGATTTGTTGGATCTGGTATTGCGGCAGATCCTGCCAATTCTTCTGGTGTTGCTGTTAGTTCAGATTCTTGATCAGCACGTCGAAAAGCATGTATTGTTTGCGTAAATTGACCGCGTTCATCAAATACATTGCTCACCGATGTTACACAATAAGCTCCGCTAAATCTGTTAACTGGTGCTGTTTTAGTGTTAGGGCCAAAGTTATAAAGCCCTGTAGTTTGATTAATATCTATCGGGGACCTGAAATTAACAATAATATCTACTTCCCCGTTTTCGTAATTCATTGTGCCGTCAGCATTTAAATTTGCATACTGTGTAGCTTCTGAAGTATAATTTCCTAAACCACTATGCGCAATATAATACGGGTCTCCCATAA